GTTTATCAAAAACCCCCAACGTGGGAGATCGAATAATTCTGTTCTCTTATTAAAAGATGAGATAGGTAGAGAAGAATTTTCTAAAATCATGAAATCAACGAGGGAATTTGGAGAACCCGGATTCGTATTCTCAGATTCGGAAGATATCGGATTTAATCCTTGTGTCGAAATTGGATTATATCCACAAACAGAAGACGGTAGATCGGGATGGCAGTTCTGCAATCTTACAGAAATCAATGGAAAATATTGTGACAGTGAGGAGAAGTTTTATGAGGCATGTAAAGCATCCGCTATTTTAGGAACTCTTCAAGCTGGTTATACAAACTTCAAATACGTCTCTAATGAAACGAGGGAGATTACAGAAAGAGAAGCATTATTAGGATGCTCCGTTACAGGTGTGATGGACAATCCTGATATCCTATTATCGCCAGAAATCCAAAAACGTGGTGCTGAAATTGTCAAAGAAATAAACAAAATAGTTTCGAAACTCATAGGTATCAATCAAGCTGCCAGAACCACCGCTATTAAGCCTGCTGGGTCTACCAGTTGCGTTCTAGCGAGTTCTTCTGGTATTCACCCACACCACTTCAAGAAATATATTAGAAGAGTTCAGGCCAATCGTTCAGAATTCCCTCTTCAACATTTCCAAAAAATAAATCCTTTGGCTGTTGAAAAATCTGTGTGGAGTGCAAATGGAACAGATTATGTAATTTCTTTCCTTTGCGAGGTTCCAAAAAACGCTATAACAAAAAATAAAATGAGTGCGGTGGACCTTCTCGAAAAAGTTAAACTCACTCAACAAAACTGGGTGGAGTCAGGAACCAATGTTGAATTGTGTTCATTGCCATACATTAGACACAATGTATCCAACACAATCACAGTGAAGGAGAGTGAATGGGAAGATGTTGAAAATTTCATTTATGATAATAGATTTTGGTTCGCTGGGATTTCTCTCCTTCCCGCTTCTGGAGATTTGGATTATCCACAAGCACCTTTTACATCCGTATTGGATGCTAAGGAACTAATTGAAGAATATGGTGATGGTGCAGTTATGGCTAGTGGATTAATTGTGGATGGTCTTGCAGCTTTTAATAATAATTTGTGGTCCGCTTGTGATTCTTTAAATGGTATTGGAGAAATAGTTCTTCCGATGGAAGAACCAATTGAACCGACAATACCTTCAAAAAACAAAACAAAGTCCGACCTAGAAAAGGTGTTGAACTATTATACGGATCTGGAATTGTATGAATCCAATTTTAAAAAATTAGAATGGTTGAGAAGATCAAAACAATTTGCGAATAGATATTTCGATGGAAATATTAGGAAAATGTGTCACTGTTTAAAACATGCATACACTTTCAAACAGTGGATAGATTTGAAAAGAGAATATGTCGAAATTGATTGGTCTGAAGCCATTGAAGAAGATGAAACATATATTAATGCCGACACTTTGGGCGCACAAGCTTGCGCAGGCGGGCAATGCCAACTTATATGATCACACATTGCATATGTTATAATATTTCAATTAAAGACATAGTGGATAATAATATGTCTTTAGATAACATATGCAATAAGTGTAGGATGTGTAACCCTTATATAGAGGAATCTAAAAAAACAGGTATATCAAAATTCCCAATTGACTATTTTAAAAATTATGTTAAACTTAAAAAAGATGAACTGGACAACTAGAAAACATCGCCTAGCTGATGACGAAGAAGATGAGAAGGATTCTAAGACCATCACAGGGTTTCCTTTATTCATAAATTCACAGGAACCACAACAACCTTCCTGCGGGATCAGGGTTGTTGAAAATAAATTGTTTTTTTATGGTGAAATAGATGAACAGTCGTGCTTGGAGTTGAATAGAATACTAATAGAATTAGACGCCAAATTACAAAATCTAAAAAACACGCTCGGGGATGAATATTCTCCAGTAATACATTTGCATATAAATACCCCCGGTGGTGAAATATATGCGGCGTTTTCTACTGTCGACACTATTTTGAATCTAAAATCAGATGTCTATACATATGCAGATGGTTTGGTGGCATCGGCTGGAACATTGATTTCTTCAGTTGGTAAAAAAAGGTTTTGCGGCAAACATGCTCATATGCTTATACATCAACTATCCAGTGAAATATATGGAACCTTTCAAGATCTTCAAGCTGGTATGGATTCCTGCACCCAACTTATGAAAATTTTAAAAGATTTTTATAAGAAAAACACGAAGATACCGATGAAAAAATTGGATGAATTGATGACAAAGGACATTTATCTTACTTCAGAGGAATGTCTTAATTACAACATTGTAGATGAAATAAAATGATAACCAAGGAATTAAGGGAATATTTGAAAGATGAAGGGTGGACTATCGAATGCGAAACTCCCTTGGAAGTTCATCACGAAGACGGCTCCTCTGCAACGGGCTTAGGGGCATCTATAGTTGTAGACTATTATAGAAAGGAAATGGATTACATTTCTCGTTTCTTGGATTAATCACCCTGCGGGTCTTTATGTTCGTGGTTTTGTGCCAATGCTTGTGAAATATTGGTATGATTATTAATTTGCTCGTTTTGAGCAAAATCGCGAACACCCTTATTCGATTTTGTCAATCTCATCGGAATACCATGATGGTGGTGACTATGTGGATAACATTGTATAAGATTATCTGCGGAACTTGCGAAAACTGGATAAGATGCACCATCCAAACTCACATAACCAATCACCAAAGGTTGACCATCTGTGGCGAATTTTCCAAATAACACAGTGTCTTCCGTTTTGTGAACTTCTAGTGGGGCGGTTATATGTTGCACATACATCTCCCCCTCTACACTCAATCCACCCCCAACAATGAGATTACCTTTCACACCTAAAGCACTTTCAACATATACTTGTCGATTTGTTCTCAATATGATTGATTTGATTGATTGCAATTCGACAAATGATTCTGAGGCAATTTGAACCCCGTGGGAAGCATTTAAATTGATTTGTTTGAAACCTCCTCGCATTGTAGCTCCCCCGATTTCGAAAGATCCGGTTGTTTTTAACTGCACTCCACCCGACCCTACGACTCTGGAATATCTATTCGATACTATTTTATCATCATTACCACATGGGTATGACGATGAATTATCCACTTCCTCAATATGCGGAGCGTAGTCATGGTTTTTATAGGTTCCTGTATCAGATACCAATATCTCCAATGGTTGACTTCTCCCATGTTCATCTATTCGTATGCTCGGGTAATCATTGAAGACAGCACCGATTTGCTCAATTTTATGCCTTTTTGTGAATCCTATATCATCTCCACCATCCCCCATAGATTGTTCAATCGGTGATAATGATTCTTGTATTTTTAAAATTTCATCAGATATATTTGTGGAATTTTTATTCCAATTACCCTGTTCAGTTGCAGCACTTACATTTGGACCAAATTCTAGAACTCCGGGAGCGGAAGATCCACCACTCCCAGCAGATTTTTGGATATCTGATACAGTAATTTCTCGTTCGTCGGCACCTGCCGTATTTCCACGATCAATAACTTTAGTGTAATATAGAACATCATCCTGATCACTGCGTCTTATTTGAGATCCGCTATAACCATTAAAAGAATTCTCCACAGTAAAAACCTTGCTACCTATAACTGGGTTATTTGCTCTAGAGCCTGTTGCTTTGGTTTGATTACCATTTGGGTATCCTTCACCACCCCGTTGTATTTTGAATTCAGAATTGGCTTTTGCCACAGGGGAGAATATGTCTCTCCAAGATTTGAAGGCATCCAATTGACTTTGGGATAAAAATCCTTTCAGATGATAAAAATTCTCTCCAGTTCTTACTGTATGGTTTTTCGCGTATAATGCGGTTTTATCACCCCCCACAGTTTCAAACAAATCATGAACAATATTTGTCTGTTTATTGTTCGTCGCCAATTCGGAGGTTACGATATTGGTGAGATTGATATTACTACCCGATCTATGAGAAAGTTTAATTTTTTCATATTCTGTAGTATTATCTATATCTATAGATCCACCACGTTGATTTATAATCGCTCTGTTCCTATAAATTTTTGACATTTAAAATATTTAATGTGTTAATTATCAAAATCAATTGGGTAATCATAACCCATCTGTTCTTGATTGTCGGAATTGGTCATAGGAAGCATTTCTCTTTGTGATTTTCCACAAATGCCGAAATATACAGGGAAATTTAAATCTCCTTCATAGTGAAACACCCAAACCTTTGAACCCACTTCGGGTATTCCAAAAAAACCTTTGGATTTATTGACGTGTTTGGATGGTGCATATGAAAACGCATATGGATTGCATTTGACACTATAATTTGTCAATGGATTCGAAAATGCATCCCCCAATCGTGTTCCCATATTTTCGTATAAAAATGCAGGAGAATATGATCCAATTTCCAATGTCGGTGGAATGTCATCATTCAATCGAAATCCATCCTCATAATTTCCGTCTGTGATAGTTGCTATTTCACCATCTTTATAATACCTAAAATTCCCACTTTCTCCAAATATTGGAGAGCATTGTTCTGCCCAAGGGATATTTTTTGAGATTTCTTCAAAAATCTTAGTATCTACCCAATCACCATTGGTGTCTTTTTGATTCCATTCGGTGAATACATTATTACCAATCGAATTGAGATTGATATTGTCATAATCATCAAACCAAGAATCGAATGGTTGATTTGTCAATTCTGGTATATAAACCTTTACCCTATTAAGTTTAAGGGGATCATTATTTTTCACAACGATCCCCTTGTAGGGCATATTATCCACCCTTTTATATTCTAAACCAGAGCCAGAGCCTCTTACAAACATGTAAGATTATTTAATACTCATATCTGAATATTGTCAGTTATATCAATTACTTTAGAGATTATATCCGCAATACGAGTATTATAGCTGTGTAAAACGTCCGCATATCTTGAACCAAGGGTTGTCTCATCTGTATTCACAACATTACATTTTAATGATGTTGACGATATCGGAGACAATCTATTCTCCAAATTTAGAATATACTCACCTAGAGCATATATTTTATCAGACAACATGTTTAGTTCACTCTCGATAATTGGTTGAGGGCTACCGGACGGTGCATTTTCATATTTCGTATTCATCAACATTATCTTACACCTCATTTTACAAATGTCAACAAAAAAACCCTTCAAGTTTGAAGGGTTTTTGATAGAAATGTAGGTTTAATATCCTAATAATCTTTTCCTACGTGTATCTGGAGTAGATACCATGTCGTCTGTCGAGAATGAAGAAAGTGGAGTTGTAGAATACGCTGTCGCCAATGTAAATGTTGTGTATGTTCCATTGATTTTCACTAGTGCTAATTTTTCACCTTCATAAGCTCTATCAATTACAAAAACCGAACCCGCAACATTGAATGTGGTGGTTGAACTTAATAGAGGTGTTTTAGAATTGAACGCGATGCCAGAATCGTTTGTTGAAAGAGAAATGGTATTCACCCCACTAGCAGATAATGAAGTTCCAATAAGTTGTGGATTTCCTGTTTTTTGCGCAGATAATAGGATGGTATTGAAAGAATAAATTGCCATATTAGTATTTAGTCAAACTAATCATAAAAACGAAGAAACCCGAGGGTCTTCGGCACCTCGGGTTTCAATTTGATTCTTTAGCTATTACCTAGCCACCGTATAACTTACAGGTAAGTTGAAACAGTAGATGGGGTAAACGCAACACCAAGTCCCTTAACAACGATGATATGGTAGTAAAGGTTAGCTCCGAAGATGTTATTCACGATACCATAGCGGGTCATTAGACCAACTCGTGGGGTGAAGTTAACAGGATCGATTGCTCTTTGAACCATGATCGGGATATATGGACAGTAGATGATACCAGTATCGTAATACTCAGAACCCTTGTAACCCATTAAGCAGTATTCGACTGAATCAGTGCGAGCAGGAGAGTATCCATTGCTGCCATATAAGGTTTCATTTTGAGTTTCTGTGCGTGTGTCACGATAGACAGTGAAACGAGATCCTACTGTACCAACTTTAGCGATACCAACACCAGCAGTTGAGACTGTGCCGTTGATTTCGAATACCTTGAAGTCGGGAAGCATTTCGAGGATGGAGCAAACGCGAGGAGTGCAGATAACAAAGTTAGCGGCACCTCTACGGTTACGAGCAGCCATACGACCAGCTTCGATTACAAGGCGTTGATAGAATGTGATATTACGTTCCGCAGTCCAACGACCATCGGCACTTACTGGACTCCAAATGGAGATACCAGCACCATAACCAGCGTTAAACGCGGCTTGGATCATGCGCATCACAACTTCACGGTCGATCTCAGCCTGAATTTCATAAGACATAGCATTGGTAAGCTCGCCATCGATGTCGATGCCTTGCATATTCTTGATATCTTGTTCAAGTTCGATAGACCAACGAGTAGCAAGTCTACGTGTTCCGGCTTCGACTGAGGTTTTTTCAAACTTCATTTCGATTTGTGGAATACGACCAGTGTTCTCGTAGTTTTGTAGTAATTGCGCAACACCTGAATCTTGTAAACTGAATGCCCACTCAGCGTGACCACTTAAGGCACCAGAGCTAACACCAGTGAAACGAGTGTCAAGGAGTTGATAGCCAAGTTCTCCAGAAGGAAGACCAGTATTACCTGTGTATCCTAATCCGGGATTTGTACCACCAGTTCCAACACTTGTTTGTCCAACATGATCGGTTTCATTGAGGAAGGTTGATTGATAAGCATAACGCAGAGCGAAAGCAAGACCAACCGGACCACCCATCGGTTGAACACCGCAAATCTCGTTGGAGATAAGTTCAGGGAAAGTACGACGAATCATAGGAATGAGAATCTTAGGAAGGCGGGAGTCACCAGTCGCATAAGTATCACCTTTGACCAAACCTTGTGTGGCTTGGGCATTACCAGTGGCACCAAATAGACCAGAAGAACTATTACCTTCTTCGATACACCATCTTTCTTGGTTTTCTAATAGCATCGCAGTTGTCTTGTAGACATGCTCGTTTTGAATGGCTGGGATAGAATTACTTTCGTAATCTAGAACCTTAGCCCATTTTTTGACAAGCCCTTGAATTTTGCTTTCGTTACCAGTTTGTGGAATGTTATTCATATAATTTTCTTTCTATATTTGTTCAGGCTGTTAAGCCTCATAGTCGTTGTGAGATTTTATCGCTTGGTTCCCCAAGTTTTTGAAAGCTCATCGATATACATGTCACCATGGCTATCGTCATTATTATTTAGTGATTCTTCTACAATTTTTTGTGTTGGAATCACATCGGGCTTGACAGACCGATTTTTGATTGCCTCTTCTTTGAGAGTTTCGAGTTTTTGTTTCTCTTGTCTTTCAAAAAGTCTGACAGTATAATCAAAGTTTTCTTTAATAAATTCAGGAGATTTGTCCTGTAAAGCTTTCCTAACGAAAGTCTTTTGAGATTCTGTAAGTTTGGAGGTTTTCTCTTCAAGTAAAGATTTAACTTCTAGTTTTCTATAATTTTCACTCAAAACATTCAACTTATTGGTAAGTTCAACATTTTCGTTTTCGAGTTTGGTCATTTTTGATTTCCCATCTAAAACAGCACCTTTGATAGAATCGTTCATGAGGGCGAGGTCCACTCCTAGAACAGAACGGATATTTTCCAACACATTGTAAGCGGATTTGTTTTTTACAGCTTGGGCCAAGTCTAAAGCGTCTACGCTTTCGGAAATATATTCATCGATAAATTGACCAATACTTTCAACCAATTGCTTTCTAAATACAACGGCGTTTTTACCAATATCGTTCTTAATCTTTCGCTCATAAAGCTTTACGATCTTGGCGAGTTTTGATGCGTTATTATTATTAACAGCTTCAACCACCTTTTTCATTTTCTCGGTTCGATCCTTATCCAAGGTATTGATTAAAGTTTTTAATTTTTCAGCATATTGGTCGTCTTGCTGAATCAATGCAGACTCAACCGCCAATTCAACCTTTGCGTCAAATGCTTCTTGGATAGCTGATAAGGTTTCCTCGGTAAGAATACCTTGAACATCTTCAGAAAATAAATTTTTAAGACTCATAGTTATATTTAGTTATATTTATTAAAATAATGGAGTTTTTAACTCAGATTTGATTTTTTCCGACATTTTAGAATTAACTATAGTTTTCAGACATTCATCAGCCTTCGTATAATCCTTTAAGAACACTGCGTCTATAAAGGTTTGAATCAGGGCAGACTCCGTGAATTTTTCCTTCCTCTCATAAGAACCCCTACCTTTTTTCGGTTTTTCCACCTTAGTTGGTGGTGCGAATTTTTTGCGTTCCTTTACCTTTGGTCCAGTCATAGTAATTTTTCCACTCTTTTGCATTTGTTTTGAAAGAGATTGTTCGTCTTCTTCACCCTCCTTTTTGAGAAATTTCTTTATCTCTTTTTTAGGCATGTCCTTTGCCACCTTTTTGGCTTTTCCAGAGACTTTCTCTTGTCCCTTTTTAGCGCCCATGACAGCACCAAAGAATTTCTTTTGTTTTTCAGTTTTAGATGGCATGATATTATTTAACTCAAACTATTTATAAAACGTATTACTTGTTCTCTCAAATATACATCCGCATCCTTTCTAGGTATTTTAGCTATACCCTTATCAAATTTATTATAAGATTCTTCGAATTTTCCGTTATCTCCTATGACAAATTCTCTAGATTCTAAAATACCATTGACAAATGCTGTGGGGAAACTTGGGTCTGCAACCATATCCCAAGCTACAATATGAAGATTTCTTACGATGTTGTGATCTGTCGATTCCTCTAAAGTCCCGAGACTTCTAGTAGAAACACCAAGCGAAACCCCCTGATTTATAAGACCTCTGACCAAATTACCTATTGGAAGACCTTCACCAGATAAAATTTTGGATTTACCATACCAAGTCCCATTATCCTCAGTTAGTTGAGT